GGTACCGGTAGACTCTTGCGCTCCTCATACTTCACCGCCGCATGGGTCGGATCAATCACATGTCCGCACCCCACCGTCCACAACAGCGCCGGACAACGGTAAGGCTTAGCCCTCACCCCTTCGTGGTGCTTGATCATGTCGATGGCTGCGGCGCTGACTTTCACTTCTTGCCAAAAGCCTGTGTCCCGAACCAAAAGGCAATTATGCTGCTGAGGATCAACATCTCGTCATCCGAAAACACTTCGGCCATTGCAGCCGCAAACGGCACCCCTTGATGCCATGCGTACCACACCCCGGCAATGTTCAGCGCGACCAACTCCAGCACGAAAATGTACGTCACGACCGGGCGGACGCTGGCACGCAGGTTAATCATCCACTGACTCGCGCCCTTGCCAATCTCAATGTCGTGGTTGTACAAGGCTTGGCGTTCCTCGCCAGCCGTCTGCGTCTGGATTTGCTCCAGTTTGATTTCCTCAACCCGTGCCTGCGCGATAAACCCACGCTCTGCAAGGGCCAACTCACGCTCTTTCTGGGCTGCGACAAGAGCCAGTTCGTGCTTCTTGTCCTGCCGGTCTTGGAAGATTTGCAGAATCTTGGGCAGTCCACCCGCAAGGAACGACAGGAAAGTGCTAATCATGGTCATCATTCCCAATTACTCCTTTCGGCCTTTATTGATTAGATCAAACAAAGACTTCACCTTTTCCTCAAGCACAGCAACACGCAAGTCAAGTTTAGACAGAACGATAATCAGCGTAATCAGCGCCAGAATGACGGGCCAAGCACGAGTGAATATCTCAAAGATGTCCATTACTTGCTTCGCTCCTCCATCAGTTTGACGCGCACCTGCAAGTCATGGATGTCCTCCATGATGTCGTCTTTCAATTCTTGACGACGGGCCGCGCTTAATGGGCTATCGGTAGGTACACCTTCAGGCGTAATCAACGCGGGCATCTTGCTCTCAACCGACATCAGACGATTGTTGAACGATGCAATTTCCGTCAGCAGCCAGCCGACAGCGGCCAGTAGCACTGGGAACAACATATCCACAATCTTCTGCATATTCACCTTTGCAACGCCTCCAGCAACAGCATACCCATGCTGCCCAACGCGCCTAACAGGATGACGATGATGACACCGCCAACCTTCAGTACCAGTTGCTCCAGACGCTTGAGCCGCGCATGGATAGCCTCGTAGCGCACAGCGCAGACTTCCTCGTGCGTAGACAGTCGGGCATCGGTGGCATCAACGGTGGACATCACACAGCCCACGGAATTGATTTGTCTTGTTTGTTCTCAAATCGGTCGAAGATTAATCGCAGCATGGGTTTAATCTTGTCCATGTCACGCCCATCCCCTTACCGGATTTTGCGGGAACACTTGATACGCTTCCAACTCGGGTGCTGCATCCACGACCCGCACGTTGGCGTGATACCCCTGCACCGGAGCCATTTCTGGAGCCTCAATCCCATCGTCGTCAACAACGATCTTGCCGGTCGGCTTATACACCGTGCCGATGAGGTCAATCGCAAGGTACTTGGGGACTTCGTTCCCCTCTTCCCCTTCCACGCGATACAGCACCGCTTTTGCTGCGGCTTCGGAGTCAAACTTGAGGTGGTAGTCAATATACATGGTAGTTCCTCTTAACCTGTTAAAGCCTGAAGTTGAGCGTTAGTAGCGCGAACGGGGTAGTAGGCGATGCGGCGGATGTAGCCATTAATAAAATCTGCTGCTGATGCTTGTCTTCCAATTCCAAGCGTTGTTAACCCAGTTGGGACAGCGCCGGAAGTATCTGTATTAACAGCGCCGCCATTTACAGAAGCAGCAAAATTGTTTGTTGCGTAACCTAATGCAATCTTGTTTGCATTAGTTTGAGTTACTCCATTAGCCCCAACATCTGCAACGCCACTGCCTGACGTAGTAACAACGCCATAAAGCCTTGATGTGTCGGATCGCCAAATGGTTGTAATGACGTTATTCGTTGTTCCGTCGTTTATGTTTGCTATTCGCGGAAATACGACAGCGGATTGCCCCGGAAGGTTAATGCTTTCCGAAAACAACGTCCCCTCCGCCGCGTTGTACCACGACGAGAAATTCGTCCCCGTCATGTTCGCTACATCTGCGTTGCGCGTCAGCGCGGTGGTGGTTGTGGGGATCACGCTCGTGGCAAATGCGCCTTGCTCTAGTTGAGCGCCCCAAAAAAACAAGCCTGAAGTGCCGTCGCCTGTGTAAAACGCAGTACCGCCAGAGGCCAAAGAGATTCTAAAAACTGCCGTTGCTGTTGCAGCAGCCGATTGGGAAATTGTGCAGCGATACCAACCGTTCCCTACTAATGTAATTGAATAAGCAGGGGAACCCGCCACTATTACACCGGAACCGCCGCCAGATAACGTAAAAATAACAGCACTATTTGTAAATGCCCCTGCGTCAACGTCAAACGCTAGTTGTATCTCATTGCGCTCCGCTGCTTTTACATACACAGACTGGGTGTAAGTCGCTCCCGAAGTAACAGATATGTCTTGCCTAAAAAAATGACTGTTCGCAGGAGTAGTATCTTCAACTAACTTTTGCGCTGTACCGCCGCTCGGAGACGTTGTTGTTGTTCCGGGCGTTGTTGCCCTTACCTTAACCCACGACGCATTTGAAATATCAAAGTTTTGCAAAAAACTATTTGTCCGCTGCTCCTCGATTAGCAAGCCCTGCGCGGCAAGAGTAGATGGATCGTAGTCAAATCGGGCTACGTTGTTATTCGCCGTCGTCAGCACTCCCAACGAGTTAAAGTACGTCGCAGTCGTTGCTCGCGAAAACGTCACTCGCGGGTCGAGTTTGCCCGCATTCGCAAAGTCCAACAGCAGAGTCGGAGTCAAGTTGGGAAAATTGTTTTGAATTGCCATGATATTTCCTCAGCCTGTCAATGCCTGAAGTTGAGCGTCGGTAACGCGCACGGGGTAGTAGGCGATGCGGCGGATTGTGCCGTTGAGCATAGTTGCAGCGGCGGTTGTTTCTGCTTGGCCGATAAACATCCGATCTACAGTCGGCAACGTACCAGATGTGTCTGCGGTTCCAAGCACTCCGTTAGTTGCCTGCTGAAAATCGTTTACTTTGTATGTCGCAGCCGCCTTTACTAAAGCGCCACCAGTTGTCGCATTTACACCAATATCTGCTTGAGTTGCCCCGCCATCAGAAACCAAATACCTGCAGGCAGTAGTAAACCCATAGCCGACCAAGATTCTTTCCGATGGGGTATTGTCGTTAATTTCAGCATATCTTCGTGTACCAGCCCCCACATTATTTACCCCCACGCCTTCCACATACAACGTCCCCTCCGCCGCGTTGTACCACGACGAGAAATTCGTCCCCGTCATGCTCGCCGCATCTGCATTGCGCGTCAGGGCGGTGGTGGTCGTGGGGATCACGCTCGTGGCAAAGGCGCCTTGCTCTAGTTGGGGCAGGCCAATGCGGAGGGTGATGTCTGCGGCAGCAGCAAAATTGACCCTGACTCTTGCCCATTCAAATGCGGTTGAAGCATTGGTGTTAGTTCGGGTTTGGGTAACTCTTTGCGTTGACAATGCAGCAGATGTTGGCACAAAGGTCGCGCTGTCTGCGCCTGCCAAAAAGTTTCCACCAGAATCATTTTCTACAACGGATGTTTGAACCGTTACGTTGTTTAAACTTCCGCCCGCCAGTTTTACGAAAAAGGAAGCCGTCCAAGTTTGCCCGTTTGATGCAGGAACGCCGGTAGACGAATCGGCATAGATTGAAGCGCTGAATGCGCCAGACGCCACAAACCTAACGTCAATGTAGGCAATCCCGTTTTCTGTTCCGATTCCTACAATTTCTCTAGACGTAAGGTTTCCGGTGGCTGTTGAGATGAGCCAATTCGTCGGAGCAGTCCCCGGCGTACCCGCTACCGCACCCTGCCCTGTGTTGTTGCGGATGGAGTTCGTCCGCTGCTCCTCGATCAGCAGGCCTTGGCAATCCAACGTTGCGGGATCAAACGTAATACGCCCCTGATTAGCCGCAGCCGTTTGCAGAATCCCGTCTTGGTCAAAGTACGTCGCCGTGGTTGATCGCACAAACGTAATTCGTGGGTCAACTCGTTTAGACAACGCAAAGTTGAGATTCAGCGTCGGACGAATATTCGGAAAATTGTTTTGAATTGCCATGTATTATGTCCCGAAAATTTCAATGAGGAATCGACCCGCCGTGTAAGTGGCATTAGCCGTGCCTTGACCCACCAGATACAAGTAAGTATTCGCAGCCGGGTTCGCAGCAAAGTACGTCACCGTGCTGATGGTTTGAGACCCCGCGTTGATGATCTGCGTTTCTGTCAGCGCCGTAATTGCTTGATCCTCTACTCCGGTGCCTTCAGTGGCTGAGTACAGGTCAATGTCCGTATCGCCGCCGGCTGGGGTCTCTAGGCAAGTCATCCGACCGCCAAGTATCGTTATCGCCGGAAGCAACGAGATATAGCAGGGCAGCGCCGTGCCGTTGACACCGATGATGTCTCCCGCCGTACCGCCGCTATTCAACCCGCGCAAATCAACCAAAATTCGGGCGCTGTAGAACGTCCCCGTTCGACCCGCAGAAGTTGCGCAGACCGTATTTGTTCCGGTTGAAATACCCGTGCCAACGTCCATCGCCGGAGCAACGTCATTTAGATACGCTACCGCTCCCAAGTACTGGTTCAGCGGAACTTCATTCGGCCCGCTGCCAATGTCCGTCTGCACCACAACCGGCGAAGCGTTTTCGGTAATCGTCGTAATGTTTGCCGAAGTACCCGCTATGGTTGTTAGCGTTGCACTCGTCGAGACCAATGTCGTGATGGTTCCCGAAGTGCTGGTTATGTTGGTTAACGTGGCGCTTGTCGAAACAATATTCGTAATGTTTGCCGAAGTGCCACTCAAATTGGTGATGTTTGCACTCGCACCCCGCAACTGCGTCGTGGCCGTCGTACCAAACGTTGTTCCCGTCAGCGTCGTAATGTTTGCGCTCGTGACATTTAAATTTGTCACCGTACCCGACGCAAACGTTCCAAGCGTAGTGCCAGTTAGCGTCGTGATATTCGCACTTGTGCCAGTCAACGTCGTTACCGTAGCCGACGTAACCGTTGCATTTGAAAGCGACAAACTGGAAATTGTCAGGCTTGTAACGGCCAGGTTGGTAATGTTTCCAGAAATGCCGCGTATCGTTGAAGATGCGGTCGTACCAATCGTCGTTCCAGTAATCGTCGTAATGTCCGCTGACGAACCCGTAAGCGTAGTAATCGCACCGGATGCGCCACGCAACTGCGTCGTTCCAGTCGTACCAAAAGTTGTACCGGTCAGCGTCGTAATGTTTGCGCTCGTGACATTTAAATTCGTAACCGTAGCAGAAGTTGACGTTAGATTGGTCAGCGTTGCAGAACCCGCAGTCAACGTCGTAACATTGGCAGATGCAATGCTGAGATTAGACAGAACAAGACTTGTCGCCGTCAGATTCGTAATTGAAGCAGATGAAATCGTCGCTAGAGTCAAAGACGCATTCAATGCAACAATTTCATCTACCGTAATCGCAGCCGCGTCTTGGTACGCCATCGTGCCCAAGTACTGATTGAGCGGGATCTCGTTGGGGGCAGAGCCAATATCAGTCTGCACTACGACCGGAGAAGTATTCTCGGTAATTGTCGTAATGTTTGCCGAAGTGCTAGTCAGTGTAGTGATGTTGGCCGAAGTGCTAGTCAGTGTAGTGATGTTGGCGCTGTCTCCGCGCAACTGAGTCGTAGCCGTAGTACCGAAAGTTGTACCAGTGAGCGTAGTGATGTTGGCTGAGGCGATGCTCAGGTTGCTAATAGTCAGGCTGGTAAGGGCCAGATTGGTGACCGTAGCCGAAGTGAATGTCGCCGTGGTACCGGAGAGAGTCGTGATGTTGGCGCTGGCTCCGCGCAACTGAGTCGTAGCCGTAGTACCGAAAGTTGTACCAGTTAAGGTCGTGATGTTGGCTGAGGCGATGCTCAGATTGCTGATGACAAGGCTCGTCAGCGTGAGGTTCGTGATCGTGGCCGAGGTTGCAGTCAACTGCGTGATGGTGGCCGAGTTGCTGCCGAAGTCTGCGATGTAGTTGAGCGCGTTGACCGTATCCGTGCCGTTGGACGCCAGCACGACTTTCTTACCGGCAGGGACTGATACACCCGTCTGGCCCGAGACCTTCACCGTCACCGCACCGGAGGCGTTGTTGAAGATGAAGTAGAGTTTCTTGTTGGCAGGAACAATAAGGTTGGTGTTCGTACCACCCGTACCCGTGAGTTCAATGTACATATTACGGGCGACACCGGTCGCGCCGTTCGGGATGGTGATGGTGGTATCAGTACCGGTTGAAACGGCCTGAGTGACGTAACCTGAAATTGCCTGTTCGATCAGGGTTCCAAGATTGGTGTTCGTGGTATTACCCCACGTACCGGCTTGGTCGCCCGTTCCGATCAGTTCAAGAGCAAGGTTAGTGCTGTATGTACTACTCATCTTTAGTTACCTCACGCCGCAATCTGCGTCCAATTTGGGTTTTGCGTCGTACTAGTATCCGTCCAAGTCGCGCTTTGCGCGTTGTTAATTCCTGTCCAATTCGCGTTTTGCGTCGTACTAATATCCGTCCAAGTCGCGCTTTGCGCGTTGTTAATTCCTGTCCAATTCGCGTTCTGATTGGTATTAATCTGTCCCCAGATGTTGACTACCCCAACCGCGCCGGTTCCGGCTACCCCAGAGACTACAACATTTGAGCCTGACGATATAGTGACCGTGCCGACTGCACCGCTTGCCGATACACCCGTGACAAAAACCTTGATTTCAAGCCGTACATCGACCGTTCCAACTTCCCCTGTACCCGAGACTCCGGTGACCGAGAGGTTCTGATCGGTGACAACAAAAACTGTCCCAACCGCCCCGGTCGCAGCCACTCCGGTAACAGCAGCAACCGCTGCCGCTGCAACTAGGACATCCCCGACTTCGCCCGTAGCAGAAAGCCCGGTAACAGGAACAATAGCCGCTGCCTGTACCGTAACGGTGCCAACGGCACCCGAAGCCTCAACGCCCGTAAGAAGGACATTGGCTACGCCAACAACCGTGACCGACCCAATCTGGCCTGCGGCTTCAACGCCCGTAACGGGGATATTTACGGAGCCCGTGACAACAACAGATCCTACCGCACCCGTTGCAGTAAGATTGCCAACACCTTCGCCCCAACCTTGTTCGCCCCAGCCTACGCCGGAAGCGTTCCAACCGTCGAAGGCGACTATGACGCCTGCCACGGCCCCTGCCTAATTAAATTAGGCGATACGGAGGATTGCGGTTGATGCTGCAGCAGCCGGGAACTGGATAGTGAAGTTGCCCGCCGTCGAGGTTTTATCCCCGCCGAACGCCAGCACCGCCACCGCCTTGTTACTTTGACTGCTGTTGTAGATCAACGCGCCATTTGCCGTAATTGTGGCCGAGTCCCACGTAATGTCGTCAAAATCCAAATACGCCGTCGTGCTGCTTGAAGTCGGTACTTGCGAGATCGTCAACGTCTTACCGCCAGCAGTGTAGTTCGTACCAGACGAAGAAACTTCGTCCGTAGTCGTATATGCCGTAGTAGACGCACTCAACGTAGCAGACGAGGTGTACAAAGCGATCTTGAAGACATCCGCAGCCGTCGAAGCCCGGATTACGCCGGTCCCAAAGTTGTGGATTCCGTCAAGAATCTCAACCTTAAACGACGTTGCCATTGCCTGAGTAATAGCCATCTCAATCCCCTAAATGCTCTATAGCATTCATAAAACCGTTTTCAATCAATATGCGCCGCAGGTTCATCCGCTCGGATTCCTGTGCTTCCTTGAAGTACTGCGCCAGAACACGTTTAAGTTCTGAACGGTTATTAATGCGAAGAAGGCGATCAACAGCACGATCTGCCATCTCGTCTGGCGTAAATCCACGACTGTCCGTGGTAAACACCTTTACCGTACCAAGTTCTAACCCACCTTCAAAACTCATGTGACCGGAATCCTCGCTTGTCCTGAACGGTACGCATCCTGACGATCCAGACCATCGCCCAGACGCTTCAATTGAGCAAGGGCTTCCTGATACTTCTGCTCGTAGTACTGCATCATATCGGCTTCGCCCTTGAGATAAGTGTACGCCTCGCGGAGCGATCCGTAGAGCAACACGGTCTCAAAGTTGTCCCCAAGCCACGATGTTGAATTAGTAACAATAGAAACCGGGTAATAGTAGTAATGCAGTTCTGCTGTGTAGTTAGCGTTCGGAGTCGGCCCCAACAACATAGTCGCATTATCAAAAATAGCGTAGTACGCAGGCTTGCCCGTACTGTTGGGCGGTGGATACGCAGCGCGGATGTAGTTCACATCCTTGTTTAGTAGATACTCGTACTCACCCGTAGTCGGGTCAATTACCGCAAGCGAGAACGTAGAGAGCCAATCAGACGGCAACGAGAAATACTGAAAGTTAATCGTCATCGTGCCGGTGACGTTCTTACGAATCGCCGGAATCTGGACTGAGTTATAAATCCGTTCTTCAGCCAACTGCACAAACGTAGGGATATTCGCTACAAAAGACGTTTCTGTGCTTTCGCAGTAATCCTGAATCAACGTTGAGAGTTGACTGTAGTTCACGGAGACCAGCCAGACCGGTACTTGCTGTTGTTCTCAAGATTGATCTGAGACACGAACTTCGTGCCCTTGGTCGCAGCGCCAGCACCCTTCATTTTCATGTGGGTAACGCCCTTGTTGACATCCTTCTCAGGATAGCCATTACGACCCGTCGAATCCGTGTTCGGCCTAATCTTGCCGGGGTTCAGTTCTTTCATGATGCTTACCTCGGGCCAGAAGACTTACGCATCGGGCTGCGCTGATTCATCACCTTCGCCATATTCCGACCGTACTTCTTCATGTCGCTGTTGGTCTTGCCACCAGCACGCATGTTCTTGACCCGACCCGGACCGTGAGCCTTGCTCGCCGGGAGAGCCGCGTGTTTTTCAAGTTTACTCATAGCCATCTCAATCTCCTAGGTCGTAACGACCGTTACCGTCCCGACTTCACCTGCCGGGGCTAAATCATTTGGGGTTAACCCGGCATCGTCTGCTCTAGCCCCTCCTACGGGAGCCCAGCCCCATTGTATCTGACGACTGCCATTTGCGCCGTCATTACCTACCGCAAAATAACTCGTATCCGGTCGCGGATTCCGCAACGCCTGCGGATCGTCCACGGGGTACAAACCAAGCGATAATTGAGGCTGATCCGGCTCCCAACACTCCGAACATACCAAGATATTTACGTTCTTGGTCTTGATCACGAGCGACTTTAACTGCTTCAGTTTGTACTGAAACCCGCAGCGGTCGCACATGGCGATAGCGTTTTTGCCACTGGCAAACCTGTTTGGCATTAGTAGCCACCCAAGAAACTCTCACGTGGGACAAAGCGTACTGCGGCTTTCTCACGATCCTCGCCAGAAGCCAAATCCCAAGCCTCGTCATACTGGGCCTTCAAGACCTGAGTACGACCCTCTGCACCCGGAATCTTTAGCGACAGCATATAGGCCAGCCCAGCAACCATGCAGGGCAGGAAGCGGAACGGGATATCCTGACCATTAACGCCTGTACCGGGGTCAAACATACGACGCAGACGGGTGTAGTAAAGAATCCAAGTAGTGCTGTTATCGGGCTTCGGCCAGACCGTAAACTGAGGGTAAACAATTACGTTATCCGCACCCGTCGCGCCCGTGCGGCGATTAATCCAAATCTGAATCGGTCGGCCTGTCGCATTCTTGTTCGGTATTGATACGTAGGTGCTGGATGAAATACGCGAGATATTGATGTCCTGCTGATTGGTACCAGACCCAGTACGGATTACATGGTCAAGCAGGTCTACCGTATCCACCGGCAAATCATAAGTACCGACGTTGTAGGTCAAAGTGTGGGTGCCCTGCTCCAGCGTCCACAAGTTCACGCCACGATTAGCCCAGTCCATCAGAAGCAGGGCAAGACTACGCTTCGACGTACGGAAATCATAACCCGTACGCAATTCAGCCCCACAACGCTCAAAAGCCTCTTCAATAATAGTATTGAGGTCGAGGTTGAAGTCTGTCGTTGCTGTAGTTTTATCGACCATAGAACCCACTTAATATGTTAAACAATGACATATAGGGGTTGCTGCCCTGAAGCCCCTGCCCACCATAATTTACAGGCGTCTCATTTCGTGGACCCATGTCTCTTAATCCGCCAGATTCTCCGGGCTTGAGTTCTTGGTAATCAGGATTGACCTCCATCCCCGGAGGCGGCAGTTGACCGCTGTAGTTAACATCCGGTGCTGCCTTGGGTGCTTGTCGATTAAAGTCACTCGCGCGCAACTGGCCGAGCAGTGCAGCAATACCGCCACCCATACCACCGAAACCACCCATCATGGGGTTAAAGCCGCCCATACCACCGAAGCCGCCCATCATGGGGTTAAAGCCGCCCATCATGGGGTTAAAGCCCCCCATACCGCCCATACCGCCAAAGCCGCCATAACCGCCCATCATGGGGTTAAAGCCACCCATACCACCGAAGCCGCCATAACCGCCCATCATGGGGTTAAAGCCGCCCATACCGCCGAAGCCGCCAAAGCCGCTGACATTAAACGGCGCACCATAGGAACCGCCAAAACCACCCATGCTGCCAAAACCGCCTAGTCCGCCACCCATTTTGTTGCCTATCTGGGGCGCAGAGACGGCCGGAGAGGGTTTCGGCTGTAAGCCTTGTTGGGTAGATACGTTGTTCATGTTACTTCTTCAGGCCACGCAGCGTTTGCGCGAGACGGGCACGTTGACCCATCTTGCCCGGAGCCTTTGCGGCTTTAGCAAGTTTAGCGGCGGGAATCTTTTGCCCCGCCTTGACGCCGAGGCTGCTACGTAGCGCACCGGGCTTTTTAATGGCTTCTTTAATCCAGCCGCCTTTCTTCAACACGCCTCGCCCTTTAAGGACATCAGCGCGAGTTACGCGACCATCACCGGTCAAATCAGGAAAATTTTTAGCCATGTCACATACCCCTACGTCTATACGGCTTTACTTTCTCTTTAACACCCTTGGGCTGCGAGACGAACTGCTTGCCTTGGGCTTTGCCTTTCCTTTTGGCAGCGGTGGTACGGGCATACTCAGAAGGGCTGAGAGCCTTGATCGCAGCCTCTGGAAGGTATCTTTCGCCCGTGTCAGAAGATCGTTTACCACTCTTCGTTCTCCACTTCTGCTGCGTCCACGCTTTAAGGGACTGTTGAGGAGCCTTCATCCACGATACCCGCCGCCTTTGGCCTTGTACTGCTTCGCCAGCAACTGAGCCTTTCTTGCGCTCCACTGCCCTGCTGCAGTACCCTGTACGGCCCGGCCCTTGATTGACTCAAAAAGCCGCTTACGCATACCGGGTTTGGTATAGTTACCGGCTGCGTTAACTTTGCTCTCGCCTCCCTTGGCGTAGGTTTTTATCGGTTTCCCAGTCCCAATTACGGGTTTTTCGTCCCCCCGACGTTTTGCTCGGGGGACTTTTTTGGGATTGATATTACCCATGCCTCGGGACGGTAGCATTAGACAAACTTCCCTCTAGTCTTACCGCGCTGAGCAATACCGTCAGCACGACGGGAAGCGGAGGATTTTACTGTACCGCCACGTTTCATCCCGCCTACGAACTCATCAGCAGACATCCTACGAGCAGGAGTGTCACTTTCAGTCCTTCGCGGGGCGCTCACATCAAACCCGCGCTTTTTGGTTCCCCGCATAAACTCGTCAATTGACATCTTGCGTGCCGGGGTGTCACTTTCAGCCCGTTTTGGTGAACTTACGTTAAACCCACGCTTCTTGGTTCCTTCCATAAATTCTTCAGTAGACATTTTGCGGGGCGGCGTATCGCTCTCAGAAGAACTTACGTCAAACCCACGCTTTTTGGTTCCTTCCATAAATTCTTCAGTAGACATTTTGCGAGAAGACGAGTCTTTCTTTTTTTCTCGCAATTCTTTCAGCAACTTCATGTTTGCTGCCGCAGATTTGTCAGTGCGGTTTTTGTAGGCTTCAGGGTCAAGCCGACGAATCTCAGCGCCAACTCTGCCATAGCGTTCTTCGTCAGTTATTTTGCCGCCTTCAACATACTTCTTCATCTTGCGTTTCATACAAACTTCCCTCGGGTCTTACCTTTCTTAGCGATGCCGTCACCACGGTGAGAAGATTTCATTACGCCACCGCCACGAGCCGTTAAGATACCTCTGCGCCTTCTCTCAATATCGCGTTGTACCTGCTCATTAAACAGCCTGTCCTGCCTTTGGATCATTTCCCCGGCTTCTCGATCTTTCTTACGTTCTTCTTCAGCCTTACGTTTTTCTTCAGCCATTTTTCTCTTGTACTCCTCAAACATTTTTTTCTGTTCTTGAGGAGAAAGGCTTTCAAAGTAAGACTTAGGCGACACGATACTTTCTTCAACGGCAGATTTATTTAAATCTGATCTATTGCGAAACCGCTTTTCTGGGCCTTTAGAGCCTCGTGTTCGTGCTGCAAGTTGAGCCGCACTTTCGTCCGGCAACATACTACGCGGCACCAAATCGTTCGTATCCCCGCCAGCCTGAAACTTCTTAACTCGCGACTTAGGCGGTAACGGCAAACGGGGCTTTTTGATAGCAGATGCGCCAAAACGCGGCATCTTCTTCTTAAACATCCCAGCCGTGTATTTAGGGATACGATCCATTTTTAGCACTTCCCGCCCATCATCATCTTGACGATCTTGCCCTTGGTCTTGCCCTTCTTGGCAATACCGTCAGCGCGGCTAGAAGCAGAGCCACCCTTGGAGTAGCCCATACCGCCCATTCGCATGTTCTTCATGCCTTTCATTTCGGCCTCTTCGTGCCGAACCATGGACTTCGGAGCACCCTTCTTTTTCATGAAGGACACTTCTTTACGCATCATCGCCTTTGACTCTTTCATTTCAATTCGCTCCTAATTTGCAAATTAATAAAAGGCTTAGCAGTTCCAAGCCCTCAACGATTTGTTGATCCGGCTATTCGGGTCGTTTGCCGTCTTGGCGCTCGTCAGTTTCTTCTTCATGCCTGTCATACGGGCACAGAATGACTTCTTGCGAGGCCCACCTTCCGGTTGAGGACGCTTCAGCCCCGGCTTACCCGGATTGGCACGGTTGTAAGAAGCCCTGCCTTTTGCGTTGAGTCCGCCAGCAGGGTTTTTCCCCTCTTTCCGTTGCCAAGCAGGGGACTTAGCCATAAATCACCAACGTCGAGATAACGGCTGACGGGACGATGTAGATGCTCGTTTGGAAGAGCAATCCTTCACCCGGCATCAGGGTGTAGTCCGCAGAAGTCGAACTTGCCTTGGTGTTCACCACAATCTTGACTGGGCCACTAGCCCCGCCGTCACGAAACGTCACCGTACCTGCACCCGAATCAGGAACAATGTAGATCGCTTTGACGCGACTACGCCCGATAACAAGGCTATTTTGATCCAGCAGGTCGCCAGCAGCCGTAGCGACCTTACTAGCAAGGACATCTGTTTGCATACCCATCCTGAGTCTCCTGTAATGGATGAAGGGGGCTTACGCCCCCCCACGAAGTCTTACGGAACCAGACTGGCGTACAAGCCGATGTAAAGCGTAGTGCTACCGACGAGAACCGGGATACGTCCGGCCTGAACCGACACCGTGCCCGAAACCGAACCCGTGGTCAGCACCGTACTGCCAATCGTCAGAGTCGTGCAAAGGAGATTGGTGATAACCGCCGAATCGGCAGCAATTGGGCCTTCAAAGCCGTTGTCAGACTTAACCGGGCCGGAGAAAGTTGTACGTGCCATTTCAAATCCTCACATGCGAGTTGTGCCTACCAGTCTGCATGTCGTCAGTCGGGTCTGTCTGGTAAGCAAAATTTTTTCCCGATGACCGCTATATACACCTAGAAAACTAAAAAGGAAAGGGGGGCCGAAGCCCCCCAATCCAGTTTTATCAGGACGAACCCGGCGAACCGAACATGCCCAGCGGATCAGACCATCCGAACGAGTAACGCTCGCGGCTCTTATACCGCACGTTCCCGGTGTCGAAGTCCCCGTCCATGGAGTTCTGAAGCGGCGTACGGACAAAGTGCTTCATGCCGTTCGGAACGTCGGTCGTCAAGAACCAAGCGTTCGTGTCCGTCAGGTAGTGGTTGACCGTATATCCGCCCGGAATCGAACCCATCGCCTTGAGGGCGTTGATGTCGTTGTCAGCGGTCGCAACACGGAGTTCCGTGTCGAGGAGACGCTTGGCAGTGAACATCAACGGCGGGGGCACGATGAGTTTACCGGGTTTCGCCGCGATGAGCAGTCCACGCTCGTCGGTCCAACCAGCAATCTGAATGACAGCCGCTTCCAACGAAGTCTCGTTGAGGTCAGAAGCCGTCAGACGGTTGCTGTTGGTGCCACCAGAAACAAGCGGGTGATTCGCACTGAACAGAGCCACACCGTCGCCACCAACGTAGGACGACGAGAAGCCATTGTTCAGGACAGAAGCCGCCTTGACCTGCTTCGTGTACGCCATCGCTCGGGCGAGCGCCTTGGTGTATCGCTTGGACAGCGAATCGTACAGGTTGTCTTCAACCGCTTCTTCCGTGATGGAGAAGCCGAGAGCGATGGTCTCGTGGTTGTAACGAGCAGTCCACGCTTCCTGTGCGTTGTCATACGCAATTGCAGCGCCTTCCGACTTAACCGGAGCAGCACTGAAACCAGAAAGTTTGGTCTCCTCTTCAAACGAGCGTTCGGAGGTCTCAGTTTCGTAGATCTCCTTGTGCTCTTCGCCATAGTTTTTGTACTCAAGGCCAAACAGGGCGTTCAAACCCGGAAGGAGTTCCTTGAGCAGTTGTGCGCGTGAAATAGCCATGTCTTAGAACTCCCTTATTAAACGCCGACGGGGCAGTTGTAAGCGTGACCACCAACAATCAACGAAACGCTCGTGAGGTACGGTGCATTGAACTTCACGATAACTTCGGGATAGTAGGTAGTGCCGCTCGAAACAAACGCCGTGTCTTCGACTACATCGACGATACGCATCGGCAGAGACCGGGTGGTCGCAACCGAAGACAGCAGGAGACCCCGCTGCGAGTCGTTCGTCGTCGTGTTCAGCGCCTCGTCAACCAGTGCAACGTTGGCACCGATATCCTCGTACGTGAACCCGCTCGTGGTCGAAACCACAAGCGAAGCCGATACGCCCACAGCCTTGAACAGGGTGTTCGGATCATCAGCCACATACGCCGTAACGTACGTACCAGACTTCACCGCCGTACCCGAAATCCAAGCCTGCG